AGTTTTAAATATTCCATTTGCATATCCTGCTTCATTTAATAACCTCTCAACATCTATAAAATATTCGCTTGGGAAATTGTATGCTTGCAGTATTGTACCATCTGCTATTAAAAAATAATCACCTATGTTTTCACTTGTCATTGGTATATATCTAACCAAACCCCAATCTTTTTGTGGAAGTTGGTTATCGTTAGCATCATATACTATAAATTCAATGGCATCCTTATTACTAAATCCAAAGAAGGATTGCAAATTTCCTTTTTCAAAAATATCTCTATCTTTCGATTGAATTCGATAAGCCTTATTGTTAATTATATCTTTAAAATTTTGTAATGCCATAATATATTATCCGAAGTTACCACCTCTTTGTTTTTGTAATTGTACAGTAAGATTTAATGTTGATTTTACCGATTTTGCTACAAACGAACCTCTGTATGTTTTATCGCCTGTAAGTCCAATTCCTGCTGATGGTGCGAAATCATCAACTTTATCATTATTGGTTTTTAAGGTAATTTTAGATGTTTGTTTTGGTTTTAATGTTACGGAATTTATTGGTTCAAATATTCCTTTAATTTCACCAGTTTGTGTAAAACTTATAGTAACTTCTTCACTACTAAAATTATACAATTCAATATCAGGTCCATTAATCCACTTACCCCTACCATCATCTTTAGCTCTAGCATTAAATACTAAATCATCTTGATTTCCAGCATCACCTTTAGTTATAACTTTTATTGAAAAGTCCATACCAACTTTGGCACCTTCAGCTTGTTTAGCTTGCTTACCTTCTAAAATATCTGTTAATCTTTTATTTTCTTCAAATAAAGATTCTACTCTAGCAGTTAAAGAAACTCTTTGTATTGCTTCAGCTGTTGCTTTTTGTAATGAATTTTGTAAATCTCCAATTGATTGTTGAACTCTAGTTACAGATAATTGATTTTGATTTTGGTATGTTGCTGATAATATCTTTTGAGAATCTAATTCTACTCTAAGATTCTCTAACTCGGCTTCTAATTCTAAAATTCTAGCTTCTAATCCAGAAATTATACCATTTAATCTTCTTATTTCGTTATCCCTAATTTCAATTTCAGCAAGAGCCTCTAACCATATTGAACGTAATACCATATCAGGAAGCTCAGGAGCTTCAACAGGTATAAGTTCTATTATAGTAGTATCTATTGATTTTATTAATTGTTCTTTATTATATCTTGGTTTAAGTAATTTGGCAGACACTACACCATCATCGGTACTCAATTCTTCAAATAAATTGATACCATTGTTTTTTGGCTTAAGTGCGGATGAACCACTTACTAAAAGCTTACCAACTAATTTTTCGTTTTTTAAACCAGTACTCATTTTTTTATTTTACAACAATAAATGTTAAATCATCATCAAAGTATTGAACATTTCCATTGTTATCAACTTTTATCTCAATACTATATACTCTATCAGTTTCCCAATTTGTTAAATCAAGTTGAATAAAATTACCATCACCATTACAACTAACTTTTGAAAATTCAGAAAATGGAATTATTACATCTTCTGTATCTGCATCTTTAATTTGATAGTAAGTTGTTTGTGGTAAATACTTTATTACTTTGTATGCAAATTGAGTTGAAAATGTTTTCAATGGAAACAATTCTCTACCAAATACTTTTATAATTGGTTTTGAATTAACTTTATATTCTTTACTCAAATTCGTTATACCTACTTTAATTTCATTAGATGTAATAGGTTGTAATGATTGTGTTACAAATGTTTGGTCATCCCAACCAACTCTAATTTTAGGTTGATATATAGTATGCGTTTCTTTACCAAATAATCTAACAATACCATAATCATTATTATCAGTTTCGGTATCATCCGAAAATTTCATTATAATACCATCGTTTGGTATAGAACCGCTCAACCAAGCTTCACACATAGATTTTACATCCATATGTATATCTGCTGTATTGTATGAGTAGTTTTGTTCAGCTGTGTATCCAGTATACCAAACTCCGCCGTATCCAGAATACGAACCAGTAGAACCTGCTGCGAAGTTTGTAGTTATACCATCGTTAGTAGTATCTACTAACCATTTACGTTTGGAATCTCCTTCTCTATTTCTCCAAGTAACACCCATTGTTGATATTTCATCAAAACGAGTACCAATACCCATTTCCCAACTTCCGGAAATAGGGTAAGCATATAATGTATAATCAAGTGGAATTTCTTCACTTTGAGTTTCTTTCATTATAAGTGAAACTTCTTCCAAACGTGCAGTTTGATTTATTAATGATTGTGAAATATAAGATATATCGAACTTTATCAAAGCTCTTGAAATATCTTTTACACTACCATAATAAATTTTACTTATTTCTAATATTTCATCCAACCCAGTATTTTGATTGGGCTGTTGTAAGTAAATCGTTGCATCTTTTGATGCTGTTAAAAAGCTATACATTATTTAACCCTCCCTCTTATATCCGAATTCGGAAATTTAATTTCGAAAACCGAAGGGTCTAATGATGGATATATAATCTTATCTTTAGTTGCCCCTGCTATATTATATTGATTTGGAGAATAAGGTTCTCCGCATTTATTTGTAAATTCAATACTAGCTACAGATGATACACCATCAACATTTGCTAAAATTAATTCAACCTCACTTATATTAATTGTTTGATTGAATGTCCAATTATCTATTGAAAAGTAATCTTTAAGTTCATTTATACAATTAACTAAAACCTCACTTTTATTGTAATTATTATAAACTTTTATTTCAAAATCAACAGCTATGTTTATAACAAACCCATCACTAATATTAACACCATCTGTTAATATTTTATATTCGTTTAGATATGTTTTCAAATTTTCTTTAACAGCCCTATTAAGTTGAGTTAAATGTCCATTATTATCATATCCCATTAAATATAAATTTACAGCAAATGGATTATTCTTTTCTTCGTTGTTTGTAGTTTTACCAATTAAAAATGTTTGAATGTCTTTTTTAACACTACCTTCAGTTGGTTCTTCATTATCTGGCTTTTTAACAAACGACATAACCAAATCCGTAAATTCTTGCAAATTATTTGGAGATGCTAATATAGATGCTGGTGAATTATTATCTAATTTACCATCAGCTATTGCGAATGCTTTGGCTATTGAACCAAATTTAGGATTTAATGATAACGCTCGTATTTGATAATCCTTAGCAGTAACTACTCTGTTTTGTGAACTAAAATTTGCTAAAGCGTTTTGTCTAATTTCTTCAATAGTTTCACCACCCCTTCCACCAACAGCCGGCACTTCATTATCTACTGCTATTGAATTTTTAATTGAATTAAAAACTGATTTTTGAGCTTCTGTGTATGTTGATACATCATTATCTAATTCATATGTGCCCAATCTAATCAATGTATTTTTTTGTGCGTTTGATTCAACACCACCACCAACATAATATTTTACAGTAATAGTTGTATTTGCTGGAGATGTTCCGTATGTTTTTGTTTTTAGGAAATTAGTTGGGTCAAATGATTCTTCCAATCTACTAATAGAATTAGGTAATCCCAATCCAACGTTTTTAAGATTTGGAATTAGTTGCTCATCAGATGCAGTTGGGTCACCAGCTCCAAATTGAAGTGTTTTAGTTCCATTTGTATTTACAATTACAGTAAATCTTTTTGGAGTTTTTATTGTTTTTAAAATAAATGGTACAGAATCTTTAAATTGAACTAATTCTGGGTCATTTGCTTCTGTATTTGGATAATCTACAAATACCATTTCTTGTGCCAAATAAGGAACTTCATACCATTTGTTATTATCACTATCTCTTACATCATATATCTGAATTATATTAGCATCATCCAAATCAATTGTTTGATATGCTTGATAACTATCAAATGTAAATTCTGCCGTTTTAACAGTAGCTGATATAGCTTGAACGTATTTTTTAATTAAATAAAATGTAGGTTCTTTAGTAATTGTATCAGTTTGGTAAACTGCAATTTCTCTATTTGTTGCATCTGCAAAATCTATAACATCTGTTGTTATAAAATTTATATTATTTTGTGTAGTTTCAACTTTCATGCCTTCTTTGATTCTTAAATAAAAATTAGAATCTGGCTTATTTGAAGCTCCATTTCCTGTGGATGGTACTAGTTGATATACCGATAAAGTTGTTATCGCCGGTGATGTTACTTTTGGAACATATCCTAATTGTTGAGATAACGCAATTACACTATTAATATCTTCCGCATATGGCATTAATGATTCTTTTAAAGTATCATCTATATAATATCCCATAACATCCCCTATATAAGATGCCATCTCTATAAACATCATACCAGGTGATGCTTCACTAAAATCAGAATATGTTTTTGGAAAATAAGTTTTTGCGTAGTCTACTAAGTTATTTTTGAAAGCACCAAAATCCTTATTTAAATATTTTATATCCTTTCCTCTATTTTTAAAATTCTTATTCATCTACGATATTATTGTTGAAATGTTAGTGTGGTTTGATTGGTATTTTCAGTACCATTTGCAACTGAAAATGATAGATGTAAATTTATAGCATTGTACTGTCTATCGGTTTCTGTATCCACTTCTATTGAATTTATTGTTACATATGGTAACCAAAGAGATATAGTTTCTATTATTTCAGTTTCTATTCTACCTGCTATTTCGTCAGTTAGTTGTTCAAATAAAAATTCTTGCAATCCACAACCAAATAAAGGTTGCATTAATCTCTCACCTCTTTTTGTTAATAATAAGTTGTTGATATTGGTTCTTACCTGGTCTATTGTAAAAAATGTTTGATTGAACGCAGTATTAGTTATTTGTATTGGTAATGATATACCAATAGCATAATCTGAAAATTGCTTACTATCAATAACTAATTTTTGTCCTAATGGTACTGCCATTTTTTATTATTTCTTAAATCTTTTTACAAGTTCTGAATAATCTCTATTCAAAGCCTTATCAATTTCAGCCACTCCAGTTTGTACACCCAATCCGTTTGGCTGAGGTCCTCTAGCTAAATCACCATAACCCATTTTATCGGCTACTGCGGTTCTACCCACAACCGAACCCATATCAGCTTGTCCAAAACTCATAGTTCTAAATCCACCATCACCTTGTGGTATTCCACCTTTGGTTTCATTTAGAATTTGATTGATTATTGGGTTTTTACTAAATTGTTTTTCTCCAATTATTTTTGTTTGTACTGATTCGGTGATTGTTTCTTCATCTAACATAGCCGCAGCCATTGATAATCCAGTACTTTTTGGTTTAGCAGGTTGTTTACCCTCTGCTATCAGTTTTTTCATTTCAGCCCTTACATTTTCCTTAATTAATGCAGGTAATTGTTCTTTTAATTCCTCTTTGATTAAGATTTGTATGGCTTTTAATAATTTGTCTGTGTTCATACTTACTTATTTGTTATGTTTATAAATATTTGAATTGTTATTTTTGGGAATTAATATAAATATGTGAATTATATTGATATTATGTTTCCGATTTTATCTAATGGTGGAACTTCAAATTTAGGAGCTTTTAATTCAATTTTTGGTAATTCTGTTATTAATTTTGATGTATCTGGTATTGGTATATTTGATGGAAATGCTGGTGGTATTGGTACATCTGGTACAGGAGGTCCATCAGGAACTCTATACCCATCCCATTTAATAATAGCTGGACCTGGTATTGCAGGTGGTGGGTATTGTGCCAATACATTTATAATACCGCCTGTTGTTAACATTTGAGTTTTACAATAATTAACCAAAGGATTTATTAAAATATTTGAACTTGGTTTAAAATACAAACTAGGAAGTACTATGTTAAAATTTGGTATTTGTGGTATCTTATCTTTAATCATTTCATACACCATTGCTTTAATTTCTTCTTTAGTTGGTATTTTTGGTAATTTAAGATTTGGTATATTTGGTATATACCCAGCTATTATATCAGTTACAATTTTTTCAATTTCT